TGAAGACCGAATTCATGTCTCCCACAGCTAGACCAGTTCCCGAATAGTTGAGTGACACTATCAACCTTCCTGTATGGTAAATTGTTTTAACCAAGTCAAAGTGCAGCTTAAAAGTAGCTCGTTTAAACTGGAAACTTTTCCATATATAGCTTGTTATGGTTTTTGGTACTAACACAGTATTGAAAACTCTGCCCCCCAAACCAATGACTAAAGTGTCCATCAAGTGTTTCCGTTCTAACAAATACGCAATATTCATCTCGTCTATATCTCCAAAACCACAGTGCGCTGAATCTACCGCATTATCTGGAGAGATTCCTAGTACCACACCGTTGTCAACGCCTTCACAATTGCCCATTCTATACGCTGGAAAGTTCGTAGTTATTAACCTATTCTCCACCGATCCAGGTTTACACCACCCGTAATAGGAAGCAACTCTGTTAGTAGCTCTCATCATCCAAGTTAAAGGTGGCGCCATAGATGAAAGTGAATGCAACAATTGGTTGTTCTCTTCCATAAAATTAGCTATCTTTCCAGTTATACGTGTCACAACACCCGTAGCAGCACTCTCAGCCATCTCATTCTCTCCACTTTGAGCACAAGGTATATGCAACTCTGGGTTAACATAACGTCCCAATATAACTACTGTAAGTTCATCCGGGGATGTTTTACTAACAAGTGGATATAAAATGTGCACATAGATATCCCAACCCTCATACAAATCGCCAGTATTCCAGGCTTCATTTTCTGAGACAAAAGGTAAACGCATAGTCACATCATTCTTAAGTGGTAAATTGATGACCACATTAGGTAAGAAAGAAAGATGCGGTGCGAAGAGATCCATAGTCTTAAACTTGGCTGGCATGGCACTGATTATTAAAGCCCCACTCACGAAGGGTTGTGCATTGATTTTAAAAGTAACTTCAACATCCGCTTTAAACGCTTTAAAACTCTGCAGTTTCGCCTTTATATAAGGGTTGGTACCAATTTCTGCAACCGGGTTGAAATAGGCAAGTTTAGCAAAAGTGCTCATCGTCGAAAGCCAACGAACACTTTTAAGATACACTTGACGTGAAAGAAAGGTGCTCAAATCTCCTTTCACTCCAGCAAGACCACTAAGAGTTGTGTTACCTGAATACTCTGCGTAATCATAAATCGCTTGTTGATCAGTAAATACATCCGCCGTATCTATACCTTTTATGTTATCCGTGTCAGCATTAGTTTGCATGACATTCCCATCACCTGGGTTTGATTGGCCCGGACCCTTCTGCCCTGTAGCAGAAGACCCCACCTCTGTAAAATTCTTATTTGTAAACATACTTAATTCATTTAATGGACAGTTTTTAAGGTCTTATCCAGGACCATAAAATTTTATCGTATATTTTGGATGAGCATTCTTTCTAGGTCATCTAGAACACTATTCTCATCCAGGGATACCTCCCCTTTCTTCTTCACACGTACTCCATGACGTGGATTTATCTGATGTGCCTGAAAACTCAAAGCTATGTGATAATCTATAACCTTTTCCATCCCTATAGAAGACCCCCAACGACCTCCTTTAGCACGTTCCTCAGCCATTTTCAAAATATAATTGAACATATCCTCTCCCCAATAGGAAGCTTCTATCAATTGACAATTCAAATTCTGAAGTGCTGGAACTACTTTACCAGTTGAACCCTTACTCCAGAACAGGGAATTGAAAATACTTTCCGGTGCCAATTTTCCTACAGGAGCTCCATTAAGCTTCCCAAAACTTCGTTTAAGAAAAGTGCAATTCTCCAAATTATCTTTATAAATAAGCTGATCATCTTTATCAGAACTCGTAATTCTGATACCATAATCTGCATAGGTATTTTTCATCTCATCTACGGAACATAACTCCACAGCTTTTTCCAAATGACTAGATAATGTGTCATCACCCATAACTATATCACATATATAATCTTCATATTTAACGAGATAATAGGCTTTAGCTTTAGGCAATACTACCTTATACCAAACACGTCTATCCCACCACATAGTTGCTATACAATTTAGAAGTGTAGTCAAGGGGTGACCAGATTTATTTAAATCCATACCTTTATACAATACACCATTATGCAAAACATCGCTATCGAAAACACTTAATATGAAATTCTTCC